ATGACAATCAGGATAACCGATGGCGGCGTATCCGATCAGGATGTGCTTGCTGTGGCCGAGGGACTGTACCGGGAAGCGGCAATCGAGCTGTTCCGCGCGATCGAGGCGATCCGGGCAGGTGAATTTACCGAAATCAAGGCTGCTCATACCGCGATCCGCGACTTGCGGACAGCGGCGCAGCAGGCCTTGGAGGAAAGGGGCAAAGTTGACAAACTCCGCAAACAGATCGCCGGCCAGGTCGGAGCCGGGGGTGCCCTCGACTTCGACGGTGCCAGAGCTGAAATCGGGCGCCGCCTGGCTTGCCTCCGCGACGCCGGAGGAGGTGGATGAGTTCCTGGAGGGCTTGAGCCAGAACGCGCTGTTGTCCTTGCCGTGGCTGTTCGAGTTCTGGGCGCTGCCGCATCAGCTGCCGCCACGGGGGGCCTGGAAGACCTGGGTCATCATGGGGGGCCGGGGCGCGGGCAAGACGCGGGCCGGGTCGGAATGGGTGCGCGCGCAGGTCGAAGGCGCCGGGCCGCAGGACCCGGGCCGGGCGCGGCGGGTGGCGCTGGTCGGCGAGACGATCGATCAGGTGCGCGAGGTGATGGTGATGGGGGAAAGCGGGATCCTGGCCTGCTCTCCCCCCGACCGCCGGCCGGAGTGGCAGGCGTCAAAGCATCAGCTGGTCTGGCCGAACGGCTCGGTTGCGCAGGTGTTTTCGGCGCATGAGCCCGAGGCCTTGCGGGGCCCGCAGTTCGATGCGGCCTGGGCGGATGAGCTGGGGAAGTGGAAGAAGGGATCGGAGGCCTGGGATCAGCTGCAGTTCGCGCTGCGGCTGGGGAAAAACCCGCAGCAAGTGGTGACGACGACGCCGCGCAATGTGGATGTGCTGAAGGCGATCCTGAAAAACCCCTCGACGGTGATTACCCATGCGCCGACCGAGGCGAACCGGGCCTATCTGGCGGAAAGCTTTCTGGCCGAAGTGCAGGCGCGCTATGGCGGCACGCGGCTGGGCCGGCAGGAGCTGGAGGGCCTGCTTGTCGAGGAGGAAGAGGGGGCTTTGTGGTCCTCGGCCATGCTGGAGCGGGCGCGGGTGCGGGAGCTGCCGACAGTGAACCGGATCGTGGTGGCGGTGGACCCGCCGGTGACCAGCATGAAGACCAGCGACGAATGCGGGATTGTGGTGGTTGGCGCTGACACGCGCGGCGAACCGAAGGATTGGCGTGCGGTGGTGCTGGAAGATGCCTCGGTAAAGGGGGCCAAGCCTGAAGGCTGGGCGCGGGCTGCGCTCGCGGCGATGGAGCGGCATGGGGCGGATCGTCTTGTGGCCGAGGTGAACCAGGGCGGCGATCTGGTGGAGCGGCTGGTGCGGATGATCGATCCCCTGGTGCCGTTCCGCGCGGTGCATGCGACACGGTCCAAGATGCTGCGCGCCGAACCGGTGGCAGCCTTGTACGAACAGGGCCGCGTGGCGCATGTCCGTGGGCTTGGCGCGCTAGAGGATCAGATGTGCCGCATGACCGCGCAGGGCTGGCAGGGGCAGGGCAGCCCTGACCGGCTGGACGCTCTGGTCTGGGCGCTGACTGACCTGATGCTCGACCCGTTGCAGATGGGTCGGCCCAGCGTTCGGTCGCTTTAGGGGATTTACGGTCTTTGCAGGTCATATGGCCGGGCGCGTCAGGCAGCCCGGGTGGTCGGGCACGGGCCCCGGGCATGAAGGAGCTGAAGATGTTCGATTTTCTGCGGAAGGCGCCGGTTGAGGCCGTGCCGGAGCGTAAGGCGAGTGCCGTTGGCCGCGTGATCGCCTGGGGCAATGCAGGCCGCGTGGCCTGGAGCCCGCGCGATGTGGGCAGCCTGACGCGGACCGGGTTTCAGGGCAATCCGGTGGGGTTCCGCGTGGTGCGGTTGATCGCCGAGGCAGCGGCGGCGCTGCCCTTGGTCTGCCAGACGACCGAGCAGCGGTTCGAGACGCATCCGGTCATGGACCTGATCAGCCGCCCCAATGGCGCGCAGGGCCGGGCCGAGTTTCTGGAGGCGGTCTATGGCTATCTCCTTCTGGCAGGGAACGCCTATGTCGAGGCGGTCCCGGGTGTCTCGTCGGTTCCGGGCGAGCTGCATGTCCTGCGGTCGGACCGGATGAACCTGGTCCCCGGCGCGGATGGCTGGCCGGTGGCCTATGACTATACCGTCAGCGGGCGGACGCATCGCTATGACGTGACCGGTGAGTTCAGCCCGATCTGTCATCTGAAGACCTTCCATCCGCAGGATGACCATTATGGGTTCTCGCCCATGCAGGCGGCGGCGGTGGCGGTGGACGTGCACAACAGCGCGTCGAGTTGGTCGAAGGCGCTGCTGGACAATGCCGCGCGGCCCTCGGGAGCGATTGTCTACAAGGGCGCGGACGGGGCGGCGAGCCTGTCGTCGGATCAGTATGACCGGCTGGTCGCTGAAATGGAAGCGCATCATCAGGGTGCCCGCAATGCGGGCCGTCCGATGCTGCTGGAGGGAGGCCTCGACTGGAAGCCGATGGGGTTCAGCCCCTCGGACATGGAATTCCAGAAGACCAAGGAAGCGGCCGCGCGAGAGATCGCGATTGCCTTTGGGGTGCCGCCGATGCTGCTGGGGATCCCCGGGGATGCGACCTACTCGAACTATCAAGAGGCGAACCGCGCCTTCTACCGGCTGACCGTACTGCCCCTGGCGACGAAGGTCATGGCGGACTTGGCGCATTGGCTGTCGGGCTTTGCCGGCGAGGCGGTGGAGTTGAAGCCGGATCTTGACCAGGTCCCGGCGCTGGCAGCAGAGCGCGACCAGCTTTGGGCACGGGTCGGGGCTTCGGACTTCCTGACGGTGGCCGAGAAGCGGATGCTGCTGGGTCTGCCGAAACTGGCGGAGGCCGAATGACGGCGCGGCGGTCCGAAGGAGGGTCGCGCTTTGTCTATGACAGTTTCGATGCGGCTGCGGCGCGGATCGAGGCGAATGAGCGCGTCGCCAACGAGCGGTGGGCCGGTCTGGAATACCGGCTGGGGCTGATCGAAGCCACGCTGGAGCGGTTGGAGAAGAGGATCTGGGTCGGCGTCTACGGTGTGGCGGCGTTCCTGTTGGCGCAGATGGCCGAGACGGTCATCCAGGCAGCGATGAGGTGAGGCGATGAGCGAATACGGAGCGCCGGAGCGCAAGTTCCATCGGCCCGAAAAGGGGCTGGTGGTCAGCGACGGGCATGTGGTGGAGGGCTATGCGTCGCTGTTCGGCAAGACCGACCAGGGCGGCGACATCGTGCAGAAGGGCGCCTATGCCGAAAGCCTGAAGCGGCTGGCGGCAAGGGGGGCCCGCGTCAAGATGCTGTGGCAGCACGACCCTAGCCAGCCTATCGGCGTCTGGGATGAGGTGCGCGAGGATGCCACGGGCCTATGGGTCAAGGGGCGCATCCTTCCGCAGGTGGAGAAGGGCCGTGAAGTGGCGGCTCTGGTCGAGGCGGGGGCGATCGACGGGCTGTCGATCGGCTACCGGACGGTCAAGGCGGAACGTGACGGCAAGGGCAAGCGCCTGTTGTCGGAGCTGGAGCTTTGGGAGGTCTCGCTGGTGACCTTCCCGATGCTTCCCGAGGCGCGGGTCGCGGCCAAGGCGGATGGCCTGGACGGTGACTGGCGCGACATGGCGGCGGTCTTCGAGGACGCGCGCCGCAGTCTGGCCGGGCGATAGCGCGGCGTCCCACTGGCAGAAGAAGGATACGGACATGACCGAGACGAAGGCTCGGGCCGGGGAAGGTTTGCCCATGGCCCAATCTCCGGCCGCGGAGGCGAAGGCCGCCATGGCGGGATTCCTGAAAGAATTCAGCACCTTTCAGGACGAAGTGAAATCCACGCTGAAACATCAGGAAGAGCGACTGACCATGCTGAACGCAAAGACGATGTCCTATGGCCGCCCGGCGCTTTCGGCCCGCGCGGAAGTGGAAGCCCCGCATCAGAAGGCGTTCAACGCCTATCTGCGCACCGGGGATGACGATGGCCTGCGCGGCCTGACCCTGGAAGGCAAGGCGATGTCGACCGCCGTGGCCGCCGACGGCGGCTATCTGGTCGACCCGCAGACCTCGGAGCGCATCCAGTCGCTTCTTCTGTCGACGTCCTCGCTGCGGTCGGTGGCCAATGTCGTGCAGGTCGAGGCGACCTCGTTCGACGTGATCGTCGACCGGTCGGAAGTGGGTTCGGGCTGGGCGACCGAGACGGCGGCCACCACCGAGACTGCGACCCCGATCATCGAGCGCATCTCGATCAAGCTGCACGAGCTGGCGGCAATGCCCAAGGCCTCGCAGCGTCTTCTGGACGACAGCGCGTTCGACGTCGAAGGGTGGCTCGCCGAGAAGATCGCGACCCGCTTCATCCGGGCGGAGGCTGCGGCCTTCGTGAACGGCGATGGCGTGGACAAACCGCGTGGCATCCTGCTCCCGACCAAGGTGGCCAACGCCTCCTGGACCTGGGGCAACATCGGCTATGTGCCGACCGGCGCGGCGGCCGACTTCGCCACCACCAACCCGGCCGACTGCATCGTCAACCTGGTCTATGCGCTGGGCGCGGACTACCGGGCGAACGGCGCCTTCATGATGAACTCGAAGACCGTGGGCGCGGTGCGCAAGATGAAGGACGCGGATGGCCGCTTCCTGTGGTCGGACGGTCTGGCGGCGGGCGAGCCCGCGCGTCTGATGGGCTATCCGGTGGTGGTGTCGGAAGACATGCCGGACGTGGCGGCGAACGCCTTCCCGATCGCCTTTGGCGACTTCCGCGCCGGTTACACCATCGCGGAACGGCCCGACCTGCGGATCCTGCGCGACCCGTTCTCGGCCAAGCCCAATGTCCTCTTCTACGCCAGTAAGCGCGTGGGCGGCGACATCACCGACTATGCGGCGATCAAGCTGCTGCGTGTCGCGGTGTCCTGATGACGCTGGCCCGGCTCCTTCGGGGGCCGGGCCGACACCTGCCCCAATGACCCGACCGCTGGCGGAGATCAGATCATGATGTTGACGGAAGAGACCCCGGTGCCTTCGGGCGCGCTGCCGGTGGAAGAGATGAAGGACCATCTGCGGATGGGGTCGGGCTTTGCCGATGACGGGCTGCAGGACGGGCTGATCGAGGCGTATCTTCGGGCCGCCATGGCGGCCATCGAGGGGCGGATCGGCAAGATGCTGTACGAGCGCCGGTTTCTCTGGGTGCTGGACTGCTGGCGGGATGCCGAGCAGGCGCTGCCGGTGTCGCCGGTGACCGGGATTGTCAGCCTGACCCTGGTCGATGCGGCGGGGGGCGAGGTCGTGGTGCCGGGCGGAGCCTACCGGCTGATCCCGGATCTGCACCGTCCGCGGCTGGCAGGGCGCGGCGGGGCGCTGCCAACGATCCCGAGCGAGGGTGTGGTGAAGGTGGTGTTCGATGCCGGCTTTGGTGCCGCCTGGACCGATATTCCGGTGGACCTCCGGCAAGCCGTGCTGCTTCTGGCCGGGGAATACTATGAGCATCGCCATGACGACGGCGCACAGGCGGCAGGGCTGCCTTTCGGGGTGGTGACCCTGATCGAACGCTGGCGGACGGTGCGCATTCTGGGTGGGGGCAAGACATGAATGCGCCCCATCTGAACCGGGCCATGGTGCTGGAGGGCGTGGTGCGAACCCCGGATGGCGCTGGCGGCTTTTCGTCGGTCTGGACGGCACTGGGCACGCTGTGGGCCGAGGTGCTGCCGGGATCGGGCAATGACACGCTGGGCGAGGAGCGGATGCTGTCCGCCGTGCCCTATCGCATCACGGTGCGGGGTGCTCCGGTCGGATCGGAGTCGCGCCCCAGGGCCGGGCAGCGGTTCCGCGAAGGGACGCGGCTTTTCTGGATCCAGGCGGTGACCGAGCGCGATGCCCAGGGCCGTTATCTGACCTGTTTCGCGCGCGAGGAGGTGCCGAAATGAGCTATGGAGCCGCACCGGCCCTGCAGACAGCGGTGTTTCAGTTGCTTTCGGCGGCTCCGGCACTGTCGGGCGTAGCGATCTATGATGCAGTGCCGCCGAATGCGACGGGGACTTTTGTCTTGATCGGTCCGGAAGAGGCGCGCGACCAGTCGGACAAGACTGGCGCGGGGGCCGAGCACCAGATGGTGATCAGCGTGATCACCGATGCGACCGGGTTTCTGTCCATCAAGACAATTGCCGCCGACATCTCGGACGTGCTGGTCGGAGCCCCTCTGACATTGGCGCGTGGCAGTCTGGTGAGCCTGTTTTTCCTGAGGGCCACGGCGCGACGGATCGAAGAGGGCGAGACCCGGCGGATCGACCTGACTTTCCGGGCGCGGGTGCAGTTGTAGAGGCCCTCACCCCCGGCCCCTCTCCCCAAATGGGAGAGGGGGGCGCCGGACACGACACTTTACTCTTAGCTTGGAGAGCGAGCATGGCTGTGCAAAGCGGCAAGGATCTGTTGATCAAGATCGACCAGACAGGGGACGGCCAGTTCGTCACCATCGCGGGGCTTCGCGCCACGCGGATCAGCTTCAATACGGAACAGGTGGATGTCACCAGCCTGGAAAGCCAGGGCGGCTGGCGTGAGCTTCTGGCCGGCGCAGGGGTTAAGTCGGCGCAGATTTCGGGCTCGGGCGTGTTCCGGGACGAGGCGACCGACGAGCGCGCCAGACAGATCTTCTTCGATGGCCAGATCCCGGATTTCCAGGTGGTGATCCCAAGCTTTGGTGTCATCGAGGGACCGTTCCAGATTACCAGTATCGAGTATTCCGGCAGCCACAATGACGAGGCGAGCTATGAGATGGCGATGGCCTCGGCGGGTGTCCTGACCTTTACGGCGCTTTGACCATGGCGAACCCCTGGGCTGGTGAAGTTGCGATTGTCCTGGATGGCCAGCGCCATGTGGCCAAGCTGACGCTGGGCGCCTTGGCCGAGCTGGAAGAGGCGCTGGAGACAGGGTCGCTTCTGGATCTGGTGCAACGCTTTGAGGAGCGGCGGTTTTCGACGCGGGACGTGCTGGCGCTGATCGTCGCGGGTCTGCGCGGCGGCGGGTGGAACGGGACGGCGGCGGATCTTCTGCGGGTCGAAATCGGCGGTGGACCGGTCGAGGCAGCGCGGGCGGCGGCCGAACTTTTGGCGCGGGCCTTTGCGCTGCCGGGCGAGTCATGAGCCAAGGCATCGACTGGCGCGGGTTGATGCAGGCGGGCCTGCACGGGCTGGGGCTGGAGCCGGCGGTCTTCTGGGGCCTCACGCCGGTGGAGTTGAAGATCATGCTGGGGCGGGAGGGTCTGGTCCCGCCCCTGACACGCGCGCGGCTGGCGGAGCTGGCGGCGGCGTTCCCGGATGTGAGGAAGGATCAGGGCGATGGCGGATATCGGAACGATGCAGGAGCAGCTTCAGGCGCTTGAAGCGCAACTGGGGTCATCCGTGTCGATGGTGGCGGCGTTCGATGGCGAGCTGGCCCGGATGCGGGAGACGATGATCTTCACGGGGCGCGAGGTGAACACGCTGTCGAGCGGGATCAGCGGTGGGCTGCGGAAGGCCTTTGACGGGTTGATCTTCGACGGGATGAAGCTGAACGACGCGCTGAAGACGGTTGCGACGACCATTGTCGACACGATCTACCAGATCGCGATGAAGCCGATCACAGGGGCGATTGGAGGGTTCCTGGCGCAAGGGATTTCTTCCGTGATGGGGGCGGGCATGCCCTTTGCGAATGGCGGGGCATTCAGCCAGGGGAAGGTCATGCCCTTTGCCCGGGGCGGGATTGTCGGCGCACCGACAATGTTTCCGATGCGCGGCGGTCGGGGTCTGATGGGCGAGGCGGGACCGGAAGCGATCATGCCTCTCGCGCGGGGACCGGATGGGCGGCTGGGGGTTCAGGCGGGCGGAGGCCGGGCGGTGAACGTGGTGATGAACATCACGACGCCGGACGTCCAGGGGTTTCAGCGCAGCCAAAGCCAGGTCGCCGCTCAGGTGAGCCGCGCCCTGGCCCGTGGCCAGCGCAACCGGTGAGGAAACAACATGGCATTTCACGAGATACGCTTCCCTGCAAACCTGAGCTTCGGGTCAGTCGGGGGGCCGGAACGGCGGACCGAGATCGTCACTTTGGCGAATGGGTTTGAAGAGCGGAACACGCCTTGGCAACACTCGCGTCGCCGGTATGACGCGGGCGTCGGGCTTCGGTCGCTGGACGATGTGGACACGCTGATTGCCTTCTTCGAGGCGCGAGCCGGGCAACTGCACGGGTTTCGCTGGAAGGATTGGTCGGACTACAAATCCTGTGCTCCGACTGCGGTGCCGGGACCGGAGGACCAGGTGATCGGCACGGGTGATGGTTCCACAACAGTGTTTCAGCTGCAGAAAACCTATGTTTCGGGGTTGCAGAGCTATACGCGGCCGATCCGCAAACCGGTGGCGGGAACCGTATTGGTTGCGGTTTCGGAAGACCCCAAGATCGAAGGGCTGGAGTTCACCGTCAGCAGCGAGACAGGCGAGGTGACGTTCGTCCTGCCGCCGCCCCAAGGCACGCGGATCACGGCGGGGTTCGAGTTCGATGTCCCTGTCCGCTTTGACGCGGATACGATCCAGACGTCGGTGGCGTCCTTTCAGGCCGGCGATATTCCGAACGTTCCGATCGTGGAGATCCGGCTATGAGCGAGGATGCGCTGTACCAGCATCTTGCAACGGGGGCGACAACGGTCTGCCGGGCCTGGACGGTGGTGCGCCGTGACGGGGTGGTGATGGGCTTTACCGATCACGACCGGGACCTGAGTGTTGATGGGGTCGTCTGCCGCGCCGATACCGGAATGACGGCACGGGCCTTGCAGCAGACGACGGGCCTGTCGGTAGACAACTCGGAAGCGGTCGGTGCCTTGAGCGATGCCGCAATCTCGGAAGGGGATCTGCTTGCCGGCAGGTTCGACGGAGCGGACGTGAGGGCCTATCTGGTCAACTGGGCCGTGCCTGGCGACTGGCTCCTACAGTTCCGCGGGTCGCTTGGTGAGATTTCTCGTTCGGGCGGGGGCTTTCGGGCCGAGTTGCGTGGCCTTAGTGAAGTGCTTAACCAGCCGCAGGGCTATGCCTTTCAGCCAACCTGTTCTGCTGTCCTTGGCGACAGCCGCTGCAAGTTCGACACAGCCCAACCCGGCTATTCTGCGGACTGGGTTGTCGAGGCGGTCGAGGACAGCAGGGTCTTCTTGTTCGCGGACACAGGCAATCTGGATGAGCGCTGGTTCGAATATGGGCGGCTGGATGTGCTGACCGGGACGGCGGCTGGGCTGGTCGGGGTGGTGAAGAATGACAGGACCACAGCTGAGGGTCGGCAGATCGAACTCTGGCAGTCGATCGGAGCCTCGATTTTGGCCGGGGACATGGTACGGGTAACGACAGGCTGCAACAAGACTGCCGCCACCTGTCGGACAAAGTTCGCGAATTTCCTGAATTTTCGTGGATTTCCGCATATTCCTGGCGAGGACTGGTTGACATCCTATCCTGTGCCGGATCGGCCCACGGGGGGCGGTGGCCCCTTGCTGCCCCTTCTGAGCCTGCCGCCGGCGACGCCCACATGACGACGGCCAGCATGGTGGTTCGGGCTGCCCGGGCTTGGATCGGCACACCCTATCTGCACCAAGGATCGGTCCGGCAGGCGGGCACCGACTGCCTGGGCCTGTTGCGTGGGGTCTGGCGCGACGTCATTGGCGCTGAGCCTGAGGCGGTGCCCGTCTACACCGCAGACTGGGCCGAACCGGCGCGTCAGGAAGTGCTGCTGGATGCCGCCCGCCGGTGGTTGATCCCGAAGCCTATTGCCGAAGCCGCGACCGGTGACGTGCTTTTGTTCCGGATGCGGGAGGGCAGCATTGCAAAGCATCTGGGCATCCAGTCCGAAACCGGCTCCTGCGCCGCCTTCGTGCATGCCTATACAGGTCACGGTGTTGTCGAAAGTCCGCTGTCCCGTCCCTGGTCGCGTCGGATCGCGGCGCGTTTTTCGTTTCCAGAAGGAGCCAACTGA